AATAAGGTACTTTTTGCCAATGTGTATTCAACAACTGGCGATTTGCCAAGCGCGTCAACATATCACGGTATGTTTGCACACGTTCACGGAACAGGCGCGGCTTACTTTGCTCATAGTGGTAACTGGGTACAACTGGCAAATCACGCAGACCTCGGAGGAGGAACAAATACTACAACCGCAGGAGAGAGTGCCACAGCAAGGTATATTCCTTTTGTAGACAATGCCTCTGGAACATCTGATGAAACTGTAAGAGTTGATGCTGCTTTAAGTTTTATTAATAACAGCGCTGCGTTCACAGGCGACCAACAACTTATTGTAGGGCAAGGAAATGGAAGTGTTCCTGTTAGTATTAAAATAGATGGCAATAATAACGGTGGTAATTATGCACCTGAGCTTATATTTTACGATGGCGATTCAGCTGCTAGTGCAGATCAGAAAATGGGAAGGATATCTTTCCAAAGCGCTGACACTGGAGCAAACGGTTTAGCTCGAATAGAAGCAAACGTATCAAATGATTTTCCGAATCCTTCAGGATCACGCATAATCTTTTCCACAAAGGATACTGGCGGCACGTATGCTGAAAGATTGAAGATTACAGAGGCTGGCAATGTTGAAGTTAATGGTGCCTTACAACTTGGTGGAAACTTAGATCTTAATGGAAATCAAATTACAGAATCTGCTAATGGAACCATGTTAGTTTTAGATAGAACTACGTCTGATGGTCTTGTAATTGAAGTTAAAGATGATGGTACTTCTGTAGGTGGTATAGGTGCTGCTGGAAATTATTTATACGCTGGTTTTAGTACTTCTGCACTTTTATTTGGTGGTGGTTCTGCTACTATTATGCCATACAATATGAATACAGGTCAACCAACTAGTAATGTTACTGACTTAGGAAACATTTCTAATAAATTTAAAAATATATATCTTGCAGGTATTTTATATTCTGGTGGCGGGGCAGAGTTTTCAGCTGAAATTGATGTTGATGGTGATGTTACAATTGATAATAGAAATAAACTTAGGTTGGCAGATGCAGGAGTTGATAAGGCATTCATTGGACTTAACCAAGGTAAATATCTATTCATGGGATCAGAAGGTACTAATTCAGATCCAAGAATAAGATTTGATGGTGAATCGTCTCAGGCGGCAATTGTCCCTACACTCCCTGCAGGCGCAACAACCGCAGGTGCTTCTGGATACCTAAACTTAGGTTCCACTGTTTCTGGATTTAAAGACTTGTATTTGGATGGCGGCGTATACCTTGGCGGCGAAACCGCCACGGCTAATAAGTTGGACGATTATGAAGAAGGAACTTGGACGCCTACTGTAAGTTCAGGAACAGTTACTGCAGACAACGCTTGGTATATAAAAGTAGGAAAACTTGTTACAGTATCTGCAAAAATAGATGCTCCTAGTGAAAACAGTAGCGGTACTGCATTTTACGTCGAAGGATTACCATTTACTTCTAAAGCATCAGACCACATAGCAGTAGGTAGTATGATGGGGGATTATGTGTCTGGCGGTCCGTATTTTCCTTATATTTCTGATACCGCAACAAACATGAGATTTTACGCGCAGACATCTGGAGGTTTTTCGAATTTGACCTATGCTGATACAAGTGGCTCAACCTCTATTTACTTTACACTAACTTATCACACTCAATAACCTCACACCATAGAGGTCGGACAGTCCAACCATCATAGGAGATAAACGATGGCACTAACAGAAGAAACAGTACAAGATAAAATCGAAATCATCGGTGAATACAAGCACGTGCAAGTACGCACTGCTACAGTAATTAAACGCGATGGCACAGAAATTAGTAGATCTTTTTCACGCCATGTTGTTGCACCAGATGCAGACATCACAGGTGAAAGCACAGAGGTGCAAGCCATTTGTAACGCAGTTCATACACAAGCAATTAAGGATGCGTGGGCAGCTCATTTAGATCTTCAAATGGTAACGTATCGACAAACTAATATATATAATATAAAGTAGGATGAAACATGAGTGATGAACATATTTCTAAAGCATTAGGTCTAACACCGCTTTCAGAACTGAATGATGAAATAAAAGGTGTACAAGAAGTACAGTCAACAGACGTGCAAAATATAGAAAAGTTTGAAGTATTGCCTACTGAAGGTAATGACGAAAACCTTAACGATATGGAACTTGCGCGTCAAAATGTCAAAAACATTATTGAGCTTGGGGACGATGCAGTTAAAGAAATGGTTGAAATAGCCAAGCAATCAGAGTCTCCCCGAGCCTTTGAAGTTGTGTCGACTTTAATGAAAACATTACTCGATGCAAACAAAGACTATGTTGATATTTCTACTAAAAAGAAATTTGCGCAGGATGATAAACCTGAAAAGGAAACGAATGTCACAAATAATAACTTGATAGTCTCAACTGCAGATTTACTTAAAATGATTAAAGGTGATGATAATGTTTGAGATGATGAAAGGTTATCTCGGCAATAATAATCTTAAAAGAGTTGGTGAACAATTAGAATGGACTCCTGATATGCTAAAGGAGTACATGAAATGTGCTGAAGATCCAATATATTTTGCTAAGGAATATATAAAAATTGTCCATGTTGACAGAGGATTAGTTCCTTTTCAAATGTATCCCTATCAAGAAAACATCACAAAAAAGATTACAGAAAATAGACGAGTTGCAGTATTAACTGCGCGTCAGTCTGGTAAAACAACTACCGCAATGGCAATCATTTTACATTATGTATTGTTCAATGAATTTAAAACCGTTGCTATTCTAGCTAACAAAGGAGATGCTGCAAGAGAAGTTATGTCACGAGTCAAGTTGGCTTTTGAAGCTTTGCCTAAGTGGTTGCAGCAAGGAGTTGAAGAATGGAACAAAGGAAACATTGCACTTGAAAACGGTTGTCAGGTTTTGGCGGGAACGACATCGTCATCAGCAATTCGTGGTAAGTCAGTTAATTTTCTATATCTCGACGAGGTTGCATTTATCGAAGGATACGACGATTTTTTCGCATCTGTTTATCCTACTATCTCGTCTGGTGAGTCAACAAAACTTCTCATGACATCGACTCCTAATGGTCTAAACCATTTTTGGAAAACTTGTAAAGGTGCAAGAGAAGGCACTAATGGTTATGAGTACGAAGAAGTTATGTGGCAAGATGTTCCAGGCCGAGACGAAAAGTGGAAAGAAGAAACACTTGCAGCACTAGATTACGATGAACAAAAATTTAGGCAAGAATATTGTTGCGAATTCTTAGGCTCCTCAGGAACATTGATTGATGGATCCAAGCTAAAACAATTAGCGTATGATAGACCTATACACGAACAAGAAAATACATTTCAATATTTTAAACCTGAAAAAGACCACAGTTATGTTATGACTTGTGATGTATCTCGAGGAAAAGGTTTAGACTATTCAACCTTTAACATTATAGACATTAGCAAAATGCCGTATCAACAAGTATGCACATTTCGCGACAACTATATTAGCCCAATTGATTTCGCTTCATTTATATATAGAATAGGTAATCTATATAACGAAGCTGCTGTTCTTATAGAAATTAATGATATAGGCGAACAAGTTTCAGATGTTTTATTAATGGATTATGGATACGAAAACTTACTTTATTCCGAAAGCGCAGGCGCAAAAGGCAAACGAATTTCGTCTGGATTTGGAGGAAGAAAACTTGATAATGGAATAAGAACTACCAAGACTGTAAAAGCTCAAGGTTGTTCTATGTTGAAAATGCTTATTGAGCAAGATCAACTTATACTAAGAGATTATAATACTTTGCAGGAATTATCACGTTTTTCCAAAAAGGGTCCATCTTATGAAGCTGAGCCCGGAGCACATGATGATTTAGTAATGAATTTGGTTTTATTTGCTTGGTTATCTGACCAAGATTATTTTAAAGAATTAACTGATATTAACACTCTTCAAGCATTGCGTGAAAAGACTGATGCGCAAATTGATGAAGAATTACTCCCCTTTGGATTTATAGATGACGGTGGGGAATTGTGGGAAGACGAAAACATCAGGTTCTAAACTATATTTCTGTAAATCAAATAATTTATAAATAGAAACAGTGATATGAACTAAACGCGTTTAAATACATAAAGGAGAAAAATATGGCTTTTTCTGTAAGTCCTTCCGTCATTGTTCGTGAAGTGGATGCATCACAAGCCGTGCCAGCCGTTGCGACATCGCCAGCTGCCATTGTTGGTGTATTTCAATGGGGACCAGTTGACGAACCTATTCTAGTTTCATCAGAAGATGAGCTAGTGGATCGTTTTGGCAAGCCTTCAGCGGATACATACGAAACATTTTTTACTGCAGCAGATTATCTTGCATATGCAAATGCATTGTGGGTGGTTCGCGCAGACAATAATTCAAACACAGCTATTGCAGCAAGCGGCGCCTTTTCGGCAAAGCATCCTGGTGCTTTAGGAGATAACATTGACGTACATTGGGTTACTTCAACAGGATACGAAAACGCAGTAATTGCTGCCGGTGATATCCCAGCGAACAAAATTTCCAATGCTGCAGTCCCGCAGACAATTCCATTCAATTCCTCTGCTGTAACTTTTGAAGTTGCTCCTGCAGACAGAATTACTGCAATTGGAGCAGGAGATGTACTTGTAATTGGTAACGATAGCTCAGGCTACGTAAACGTTACAGTTTCAACTATTGCAGAAACAGAACTTAACGATGGCGCTTCGCCAACACCGAATGTAACAGGATACGAATACGCAATTACATTTGTAGGCAATTATACACTTGCCGAAGAAGATATGACCGTCCTTACCATTACGAAAAAATGGGGACAAAACAATTTCTTTGCTTCTGCACCAAGTGCTGGGCATATCCACGTTGCGGTTGTTGACCGTGGCGGAAATATTTCAGGAACAGCAGGACAAGTACTTGAGTTGTTTGAAGATGTTTCAACCACAGCAGGAGCTCAACTTCAGGATGGTTCGCAAAACTACTGGGTAGATGTTATTACTAACCAGTCAAGCTGGGTCAAAGTTGCCAACTCGGCAGTTGTAGGAACAGCTGCTACTGCAGTAACTTCATACGAAGTAATGGCAGGCGGTAGTGATGCTCAAACTGAAAGCAATGCATCTTTAGCTGCAATTGGTAAAGGTTGGGATTTATTCAAAAGCGGAAACGAAATTGACATCTCGTTCTGTCTACAAGGTAAAGGCGATGATAGCGCAAACCGTGCAAACTATATCATCTCTAATATCGTTGATAGCAGAAAAGATTGTGTTGCATTTGTTTCCCCATCAGCAAGCGATGTTGTTAGCGAAGTCAAATCAAATACACAACTTAAAAACGTAATTGCATATCGTAATGCTCTTCAGAACTCATCTTATTGGTTTATGGATAGCGGATATAAATATCGTTACGACAAATACAACGACACTTATCGTTACACACCTTTAAACGGTGACATGGCAGGTTTGGCCGCAAGAGTTGAGCCGTGGGAATCTCCAGCAGGTTACAGAAAAGGTGTTATTAAGAACGTAGTGAAACTAGCGTTTAATCCAAACAAATCGCAAAGAGATCAACTATATACTTCAGACGTTAACCCAGTTATGTCTCAAGTAGGTCAAGGTATTGTACTATTTGGAGACAAAACAGGTTACGGACTACCAAGCGCGTTTGATCGTCTCAATGTTCGAAGATTGTTTATTGCTATTGAGAAATCAATTGCGACTGCGGCTGAGTCATTCTTGTTCGAGCTGAACGATGAATTTACTCAAACACAGTTTAAGAACATCGTTGACCCGTTCCTACGCGATATTCAAGGAAGACGTGGCATTACTGATTTTAGAGTCGTTTCAGATGCGACTGTGAATACTCCTGAAATCGTAGATCAAAACAAATTCCGAGCTAACATTTTTGTTAAACCAGCCCGTTCAATTAACGTTATAGAACTTACGTTCGTAGCAACAAGAACAGGAATTGAGTTTGATGAAATCGTTGGTCAGCTCGTATAATAAATAGATTTAAATAAAGGAGAATAGAAATGGCATTTAACATCAACCAGTTCAAATCAGAACTCGTCGGTGGCGGTGCACGTCCTACGCTATTCCAAGTTCAAATTACTAACCCGATTGACACAGGAGCAGATTTTAAAGTACCATTTATGGTTCGTTCTGCAGGAATTCCTGAGTCAGTCGTTGGTCAGTACGTCGTACCTTACTTCGGACGTGAAGTAAAGTATGCTGGTGATAGAACGTTTGCGGACTGGGCAGTCACTGTTATCAACGATGAAGACTTTGCTATTCGCAACGCGATGGAAGCATGGTCAAACTTCATTAATTCCCACGACTCCAATTCAAGAGGATTACCACAGCAGTACAAATCTACTGCCTCGGTTACTCAATATAGTAAAGATGGATCACCACTTCGTACATATATTTTCGAAGGATTGTTCCCAACTACTATTGACGGTATTGCCTTGGATTGGTCTCAGCAGGACACTATTGAAGAATTCGGCGTCACGTTCCAATATGATTTATGGAGAGTTGAAGGAATTACCGGCGTACCGACAACCTAATTTTTATTATGAGGATATGAAGTTTTGAAGATATTCGGTTACGAAATCAAAAGAGAAGAGGATGAGACTCCAGTAGTCTCATTCGCTGAACCGTCTAATGAAGACGGCGCAATCACTGTAGGAAACGCCCAAGGTGGATTCTACGGGACTCTTCTCGATATGGAAGGCACAGCAAAGACTGAGTCTGAATTAGTTACAAAATACCGTGGCATGGCTCTACAGCCTGAAATTGTATCAGCTGTAGACGAAGTTATTAACGAAGCAATTTCTATAGGAACTGACGATAAAGTTGTTGAGCTAGTGCTTGATGATACTAATCTTCCTGACAAAGTCAAAAAGAGATTGAACGAAGAGTTTGATAGCGTATTATCGTTATTAGATTTTTCAAATACAGCTTACGATATTTTTCAAAAGTTTTACGTTGATGGCAGATTAAA